CATACACTGTGCGCCAGGCAGTTCGAGAACAAGGAATGAACGGCCCCCAGCGCGAGACCCTGCGCTTGACGCCTGACGAGGCCCGCCTCGTCGCCCGGATGCGCGCCTGGCGCGCCGACCTGCCGCTGTACGCCCGTCAGTGCCTTCACGTCGTGACCAAGGAGAGCCAACTGGTCCGCATGGCCTTCAACCCGGCTCAGGAGATAATCCACGCCAAGGTAGAGGCGCAGTTGGCTGAGCACGGGCTGGTGCGGGCGCTGATCCTGAAAGGGCGGAAACAAGGTTCGAGCACCTACGTCGGGGCCAGGTTTTACGCCAAGACGCAGTTGCACAAGTATCGCAACGCCAAGGTGATGGCGCACGTCCAGGACTCCACGAACGCCTTGTTCTCGATGGTGCAGACGTTCAACGACAACAACCCTTTTCGCCTACGGGCCGACACGTCAAACGCCAAGGCGTTCGAGTTTTCCAACGGCTCTAGCTACACCGTGGCCACCGCTGGCGGGTCGGGCGAGGCCGGTCGGGGCGACACCCCGACACTGGCCCACTTGTCCGAGGCGGCCTTCTACAAGAACGCCGAGAAGAACTTCGCCGGGTTTGCCAACTCGGTGCCCCTGAGCCCTGGGACGGAGATCTTCGTGGAGTCCACGGCCAACGGGCTGGGCAACGAGTTTCACCGCCGCTGGATGCGCGCCGAGGGCGGCGTGGCCGACGAGCAGACCGGCATCCAGTACCTGCCCATTTTCATCCCTTGGTATTTGTCGCCCGAGTACCGTCTGCCGGTATCGGCGGGGTTTGAGTTGCGACCGGACGCCGAGAGCGACGGGCTGCCCTCGGAGCGCGAGGTGGCCGAGATGTTCGGGCTGGACATGGCGCAGATGGCCTGGCGCCGGTTCCAGATAGACGAGGCGCTGGGCAGCGTCGAGCAGTTCATGCAGGAGTACCCGTCCAGCCCCTCCGAGGCGTTCCAGACTACCGGCGTCGATCTGTTCATCAAGCCCGTGTGGATCATGCGCGCGCGCAAGCGGAAGGGGATTCTACCCTACGGGCCAAAAATCCTTGGGGTCGACCCGGCCGGGGGTGGCACAGGGGCCGACAAGTTCTCGATCAGCCTGCGCCAGGGGATGGTGTTGCGCTGGCAGCGCGGCCGCGTCGGGGTGGACCCCCAGGAGGCCATCCACTGGATCGCCGGTGTAATCGAAGAGGAGAAGCCAGACCGGGTGAACATCGACAACGGCGGGGGCTGGGGCGCGTCGCTGTTGAGCGGCCTGCGGGCGCATTACCCGAAAATAGCGGACATCTGCTACCCGGTCGATTTCGGCGGTCAGAGCCAGTTCAAGGCGGTCCACCCGCACCGGCCGGGGCCACGGAACCGTCGGGCCGAGATGTATATGCGGATGCGCGACTGGTTCATGGCGGTGGAGGGGTGTTCGATCCCAGACGAGGACGTGCTGATGTCAGACCTTGGGGCCGTGACCGCGCGCATGGGCGGTCAGGTAACGGACGTGCAGATCACGTCGAAGGTGGACATCAAGAAACAACTGGGCCGGTCGCCAGACGACAGCGACAGTTTCGCTCTGACGTTTGCCACCCCTGACTCCTCGGTGACGGCCGGATTGACCGACGAAACCCCAAGTGGTAGGGTCGAGTTTGACACCGGGATACCAACACGCGGGCGACTGGGCTTCTTCGACCCTTACCAGCAAGAGTCCCATGGCTTTGACTCCGGCGGAGACTGGATGACCTGATGGCACGCAGACCCACGAGTTCGCCCCCGAGAACTGACCAGCGGAACCCTGTCGAATACGAGGACAGCGCCACTTTTGTGCGCGCGGTCGTTGACCTTTACGGGAAGGACGTGGAGTCCGACCGGCACAACGCTGAGCCTGCGCGCCAGGATATTCAGTTCGTGATCGGGGACCAGTGGGATCCAAGCGTCCGGTCTTTGCGGAAGCGGTTGAAGAAGCCTGTATTGACCGTCAACCGCCTGCCCGCTTTTGTGGCCCAGTACGTCGGCGCCGCGCTCCAAAGCGCCACCACCATCAAGGTTATTCCGGCGCGGGGCGGCAAGCGGCTGGTGGCCGAGATACGCCAAGGTCTGATCCGGGCCATCACACGAGAGCAGCACGCCAAGAACGCCACGCAGAAGGCGATGACCAACGCCTATATCTGCGGGATCGGGAACTTTGCTATCTGCCTCAAAGATGCAAAAAACGACGTGTTCCTGCGGGACATAGTTTTTGAGACGATTGAAGATCCGTTAGGCGTGATATGGGACCGGGCATCCACCGAGCCTACAGGTGCTGACGCAAACCACTGTGTCGTACCGGAATACATGACGCGGGAGGATTTCGACAGGACATACCCCGAGGCGAAGGGCGACGCCGGGTGGCCGGAGGACGAGTACAACGACACGCTGATGACCAGCCACGGCTGGGACGGCACGGACTCTGTGCGCGTCGCCAAGTTCTGGCAGATGAAGGAGGAGCCTGTCACTCTGGGTCTGGAGGCCGGGACGGGCGATGTAATTGACCTTACGGACATCCCCGAGCAGGATTGGGCGGGCCTTGTCGTACCCGACAAGGACGGGCAACCGATGATCCGCGATACCGTGCGCCGTTATGCCGAGTGTCATGTGCTAACCGGTTCCCGCGTTTTGGAGGGGCCATACCGGCTGGACATTCCGCGCTTGCCCGTTTTCCGAGTTGAGGGCTGGGCGCTTCAAGAGGCGTCTGTTCGGTATCGCTGGGGGTTTGTGCGCAACGCCAAAGACCCACAGCGCCTGCATAACTTTTGGCGCTCGATCTTAGCGGAGGAACTGTCCAAGTCGGTGTCCACCAAGTGGCTGCTGGACCGGTCGGCAGCCAGGGATGGCATTGCTGACCAGTTTCGCAACGCCCACCGCACCGGCGACAACGTGGTGTTCTGGGACAGCCAAGGAGGCGGAGCCAAGCCCGAGATGTTTGCACCCCCGCCCCTGAACCAAGCGGTCCTGACCGAGGCTGGCATGTCTGTGCAAGACATCAAGGACGTGACCAATAAGCACGAGGCGTCGCTGGGTGTTCAAAGCAACGAAGTCTCAGGCCGGGCGATCAGCGCCCGCCAGAGGGTGTCAGAACTGGGCGACGCGATATACACCGAGAACATGAACGCGGCACTGGCCGAGGCTGGCCGAGTCATCAATGAACTGATCCCGGTGGTTTATGACACCAACCGGACAGTGAAAGTCGTAGGCGACGACGACGCTGAGGTGCTGCAAGAAATTAACGGCGACGCTGGCGACGCGACGCCCGACGTGACGGCGGGCAAGTACGACATCAGTTACACCACTGGGCCTTCCTACGCGACCAAGCGTCAGGAGGCCGTTGACGTTTTAATGACGTTGATGAACACCATGCCCCAGATCGGGAACGTCACTGCTGACATCATTGTGGAGAACCTTGATATTCCCGGCGCTGAGCGGATCGCGGAGCGCCTGGCGTCTCTGCTGCCGCCTAACATGGTCGATCCTGAACGCCTGCCGCCCAGCCGCCGTAAGAAGGTCATGGAGCAGCAGCAACAGGCCGCGCAGCAGCAGCAGCAGCAGCAGGCAATGCAGCAGGCCCAGTTTGAGGCGGCCATGGCCGAGGTGCAGGCCAAGACGGCCGAGTTCAAGGCTCGCGCTGCGAAGCAGTTGGCCGACGCCGAGCGCACTATGGCTGAGGTCGGCGTGGCCCGAGACAAGTTGTCTATTGACGCCGCCGCCGTGGAGGTCAAGGCATACCAGGCCGGTCTGGACGAGGCGCGGTTGAACCTTGACGCCATGTCTGCTGGCCTGGACGCGGCCACCAAGACAAGGAAACCCGAACCCCCCAACGAAGGAAAATAAAATGGCGCGCGACCACGACGATATAAACGACGACATGGAGGACTCTGTCGAACTGTCTGACCGGTTTGAGGATGAACTGGACGACCAAGACGACGACCAAGACGACGACCAGGACGACGATCAGGACGACGATCAGGGCGACGATCAGGGCGACGACCAAGACGATCAGGACGAGGTTCTGACGGCGCAGGAGCGCGCGGGCAACGGCAAGCCGTCGGCCAAGGACCGGATCAAGGAGTTGGCCGAAAAGCGGCGCGCGGCTGAACAGGCGCAACTGGCCGCCGAGATGCGCGCCATCGAACTGGAGCGCCGGTTGGAGGCGTTGGAAAAAGGCGCTGAGCGCGCCCCAGCGGCTGTTAAGAAACCCGACCCCGCCGATTTCCGGTATGGCGAGGTGGACCCTGATTTTGTCGAGGCCACCGTAAACTACCGGGTCTGGGAGCGCGATCAGGCGGAGTCGGAAACCCGGCGCCAGCAGGAAGCCCAGCGCACTGAGGCTGAGACGGCGACGCACTACCGCAAGCGGCTTACCAACGTTCTGACGGAGGGCAAGAAGAAGTACCGCGGATTCGAGGACGCCGTGATGGCGACCGACTACGAGCCCGCCCTGGCCCGTCTTGTGCTGGATTCCGACAGGGCTGTTGACATTGCGTACCACCTGAGTAAGAATGGTTCCGATCTGCTGGCACTCACGCGCGCAAACCCGCAGGAGCGGCTGCGCATACTGGGGCGCCTGGAGGGTTCTCTATCGGCTGCCTCTGCCGCAAAGAAGGTCACGAAAGCCCCGCCTGCCATGGGACGCAAGCCGAAACGGCAGTCTGCGGGCGACGGGAAATACGGTCCTGACGATCAGGACGCCTTCGACAGAGCCTTTTTTAGCAGATAGGAGCCACCATGGCTATCACAGTTCCCCAGTCCAGGCTGATCCTGCGCACCGTCATGGCGGCGCTGCGCAACAATCTGGCCGCCTCCAACATGATCGACTGGGAAGTTCACTCTACCGAGATGAACGACCGCAACGGTTTCGTTGTGTCTGAGCAGGTCGGCCCCGAGTATGTCATTACTGAGACCACTGGTGCCGTCACCAACTTGACATCGGGCGTTCAGTCCACCGTGTTCGGCTCCCAGACCTTTACCCTGAACCGTGTGTTTGGGATGTCGATGGGTGCCTCGGACATCGAGTCCGTGGTTGACTTGCAGTCGGCCCGCAAGGCGCGCGCCTTGACCAACGGCATTGCCCGCCTGGCCTCCAAGATCGACGCCCACATTTTCGACGTGGCCGCTAAGGCGTTCCCTTATTCGACCGGGACGTGGGGCACCAATCTGACGGACCCCGAGGAGGTTGCAGCCGCGCGCACGCGCTTGTCGGAAGCGTCTATCGAAAGCGACGTAGGCATCTCCGCTGCCTTCACTCACCGCGACCGCCAGAAGCTGGCCAAGTACATCTACAGCGATACGTCGGAACTGTCCTCCGAGGCGCCGCGCGCCATGCGGCAGGGCTTCTCGGGCATGATCGACAACGTGCCGCTGATGCCGTCCAACCAGTTGGCTCGGATCACCACCGGCACGCGCACCAACGGCGCCATCGCTGGCGCGGCGCAAAACGTTAATTACGTCGATGTGGCTGACTCGGGCAATAACGCTGGGCGCTACCTGACTCAGACTCTGAACATCGACGGTCTGGGCGCGGCTGCGACAATCCGGGCGGGTGAGGTGTTCAGCATCGCCGGGGTAACTGCGTGGGATCCAGAGATTGGTGCGACACGCCCGTTCGCGGCTCAGTTCACCGTTCTGGCCGATGCGACGGCCAACGGCGCCGGTGCGGCCACCGTGACGATCTTCCCGGCCATCATCGTGCAGACCGGCACCACGACCGTGAACAACGCTCACGCCACTGTGAACGCGGCCCCGGCCAACGACGCCATTGTGACGTTCGAGGGCACCGCCAACACGACTTACACGCCGCGAGTGATGTTCAAGAAAGAGGCCATCGTCTGCCACTCCGCGCCGCTGATCCTGCCGTACACCGGCCAGGGTTTCCGCCGCAGCTTGGCTGACGCCGAGCGGGACGGGCAGGCGCCCATCATGCCGCGTCTGTGGATGTCCTCCGACCCCAGCACCGGCGAACACCGCGCCCGTGTAGACATATTTGTGGAGGCGCAGGCCCGCAACCGCTGGCAAGGTGTGAAGTTCTTCGGCGGCGGTCTGTAAGACTCTCACCACTCACGAAGCAAGGCCCGGGGTTCGCCTTGGGCCTTTTTCTTGCGCGGTGTCAAAGCCAGTGGTAAGGTTTTTTGAAGCCCAGAGGAGAGGAGACGCGCCGTGCCGATCAAGGAGAAAGCCCCCGTGAAGAAATACGAGTTTCAAGAGTTCCCCAAGATGGTCTACGGGCCGAACGGTGAGCATGAGGTGATCGCCAACGAGGACGACCGCCCAGAGGGGTATCTGGACCACCCTGACCAGTTCAGGGACGTGAACGAGGCCGACGTAAAAGCCGCCGAGGCCAAGGCCAAGGAGGCCGCCGAGGCAGAGCGTCAGGCGATCAAGCAGTTCCTGGACGAGCACAAGGTGGACTACCATCCCAACCTCGGCCTGCCCAAGCTGCGCGAACTGTCTGAGCATCTAAGAGCGCACCTGGAGGCCCAAGGTGGCAACGGCGCGTGACATCATCAGCCTTGCTTTCCGCGAGGCCAACTACAGCGCCACGTCCACCGTTCTGACCAACGAGGAGCAGACGGAAGGTCTGGCGCTCTTGCAAGGTATCGTCAGCACTTTTTCTGGGGCCGTCACCAACATTCGTCTGGCGCCGTGGTTTATCCCTTCGGTTCAGAAAAGTTCGACCGTCGCGGCCAACTACCCGGCGCTGTCCGGGGAAAGAGAACCCCAGAACATCAATAACCCGCCCGCTTGTGCGCGGTTGGTGATGCGGAACACCGACGACGTGCGGGTTTACCTCCAATACCAGCCGCAGCCTGGGGCGGTCATGGAGTATGTGGACGCAGGACACGCGGGCACTGTGACGCTGGACGGGAACGGTTCGTTCTTCGGCTTGTCTGGGTCGAACACCGAGGAGGTCATCGACGCGGTGGACTCCGGTGGCCGGAACCCGCCGCGCCGTTGGCACTATCGCCCGGACTACGCCGCATGGCAGGAGTTGACTCCTTTGGGCCTGGCGTCAGATATGCCCTACCCGCTGGGCTTTGATGATTATTTCGTGACCGCGCTGGCCATGCGCCTGTCGCCCCGGTTTGGTTCCGAGCCTCGCCAGGTGACGGTTCTTCGTTACCAGCAGATGGTGTCGCACATCTCCAACCAATGGGGCCAGAGTAAAGAGGTTCTAGCCGGTGAGTTGCCTGCGCGGTCGCTGACATCGTGGGACAGCCAGTGGGTGTCTGACCGGGGGATCGCGGGGTGAAGCGGAAGGCCAAGGAGTACCCTCGCTGGGTTTACGGACCTTACGGCGCCTCCATGCTGATAACCCGGAAGGAGGACTGGCCGAGCGGCTGGACCACCACCCCGGAAGGCGTCGAGGCCGCCCCGCCGACCAAGCCTCCCCGCCCGGTGAACATGGGCCGAGCCGAGATGAAGAAGGAACTGCGTCGGCGGGGGATCGCGTTCAGCGAGACTGCTGCGGATGTGGCGCTCTGGGA